TGTTCCACCCAGGAATCTCCTTCTCAAGTACCTTCTGCCCAAGTTCAACTTGCTTGGCGCGAGCGGTCTTTTGTGCTTCGGTCAATCCCTGCTTTTTCGTGTTCAACTCATTCACCAATTGGCCCCTCTGGACTTGCAACTGGTTGTATGTGAAGAACAGTTTTTGAGCCTCAACCGGATCGGTATCACTCAATTGCTGCCAGTTCAAATTCTGGTACTGGCTTAACTGCTGGTCAATCGCCGTCAGTTTGGCGACTTCTTGAATCAACGCAGACTGAATCTGCACTTGCTCATGAAACGCCTTTTCCTGTTCCTTGATGGTACTCGTCAAGGTTTCAACGTATTTGCGTTCCTCCGCAAGTTTCTGCGTCTTTTGCGTGTAATCGAATCCCTGTTGGGCAAGGGCGATAACTTCTGTCTCGTCCTTTTCGATTTCCTCGCCATTGTGAGTAAGTTTCAGTTTTCGCGGTGGCGCTTCTTCTTCGGTGGTTTCCTCTTGCGAGGTTTCCTCAGTTTCGGCTTCCGTTGTTTCTTCCGCGGCTTCTGCAACTACCTCGGGTTCCGCATCCTCCTCAATCTGTTCCGGAATATCGAGGAAGGCTTCCATGCGCTCCTGGACTGACTGTTCTATCACTTGGTCGGCCATTCTGTTCTCCTATTAAAAACCGGCTGCGGCACGGAACCGCGCTACCGGCCCTTCGCGCACCTGAATCTGTGCGATCTTGCCGGTTTCAACGTGGTTCCTCAGTTGCTTTTCGATACTGTTCAGCAGTTGCAGCGCAATTGCGAAACGGTTGTGCGACTGATCATCACCCATCGCACTCGACTCGATACCGTGGATGATGCCTTCACGGACAGTAGCAATTGCCTCCTTGTAGAGCGGATTGTTCAGCAAGTCCTCCGCAGCATGGCCGCGAATGATTTGTTCTTTCTCGCCTACAGGTTCAACTTGTTTCAGCATGTATCCTCCTAGTGGATCAAAAGCAAAATTGCTTCTTCATCATCCAGTTGCAGTAGGTACTTTTGAATGGCCCGTTGCCACAAAGTATTGAATATTTCGTTGCTTCTGTCAATAATCGACTCGATTTGAGCAAAATACTCAACCGGGGCCGACCTGATGACAATGTGTATCGGTGCTGCAACTTTCTCGACTGTCTTGCCCTTGCGCCGCTTCTTCAACACCTTCGGCGGCGGTGCTTCCTTGATCTTGGCTTTCAGCGCATCGACAAACTCCTGCACCATGTCTATCGGTACGCGATAGTCCTTCCCATCAACCTCAATTACCGCTACAAGTGGCCGGCGCGAACCTCCGCGACTGACTGCGCCACCCGTTGAAGCGACTGCAATGCTGCCCCAACTGTTTCCCCACGCCTTGCCCCACGCAGAACCCCACGCCGAGGCCATTACTCAACCCCGGAAACACGTCCGCTTCCGTCGCGTACAACCTTCTTGGCTTTGGTCATGGCTTCTATCTTTTCACTGTGCATCGCCATCTGCATCTGTTTGTCTCGCGCATCGCGTTCGGCTTCCCTTGCAGCCTCGCGTTCAGCGATTTCTGCGTTCAACACGGCTATTTTCATGTCGGTTTCGGCTTTTAGGTCGGCTTTGTACTTCTCCAACTCGGCCTGCAATTCCAACTTCTCGCGCTCAATGATCAGGTCATTCCGTGAGCGCATTTCCTCTTGTTGCGCTTGTTGTTGGGCTTTCTGCTGCTCAATCGTTGTTTCTGCAATGAACTTCTGCTGATCCAGTTTGGCTTCGGCCTCGAAGCGTTCGCGCTCAACCTGCGTCTGCGCCTGGAACTTCTGCGCGTCGGCTTTCAGTTGCATCTCGGTAATAGCAATCTTCGGATCGGGCGGCGGAGACGGCATTTCCTTGCCTTCAGGATCAGTCCAGAACTCCTCCGGATGGCGGAATCCGGCATTCTGCGTCAGCTTGATCAAGGCGTTATAGACGTTTTGCGGAGTCGCCACACCAAGCGGCATGGCTTGCTGTTGCGCGCCGAGAATGGTCTGGATGTGCATCAACTGCGCGTCCTTGTTGCCGGTGCCAAGGCCGACGTTGATGGTCATGTCGGATCGGTTCTTCCACGCTCTCGGATCAACCTCAACCCACTTGCCACGAAGCCGGAAGATTTCCTTCTTGCTGTAGGTCGTGCGAACCAACCGATGCACCATCAGGAACAGGTCTTTCACGCCTGTCTCGGCAAACACACGCGCCACCAACTCCAGACGCGCGGCCGCAGCTTGCATGATGGCGTTGATGCCGGTAGCCGTTTTGTTCAGCGAGTCAGCGTCAAGACCCTGATTGTAAGCGGTCACTCCGGTACGCTTCTCCTTCATAGTGTCCATGTACTCGACCATCGTGAACGAGGTCGGAGGGAATGGAGTGTGCTGCAACGGAAGGATGGCATTGCCTGGTTCGCCTTGTACTCGCACAACACCGCCAGGGCGTGAAACAAGCATGTCCTCAAGATTCACGCGGTCAGAGATTGCGTACCGTCCATTGTTAGACAGGTACATATTGTCCAGTTGGCCGCGAATCAGCGCCGACTTGATCAACTGAATGTCCATCGTCAGGTCTGAGTAACTGCGCCCGATATGGCGATGCGGCATGATCATTGGCGTGATACAGGCAAACGGGACAATCTCCGTTTTTTCCTTCAGCAGTACATGGCTACCGACAATCACATACCGCCAGCGTTCGCCGTCGATCTTGATATAGGTATCCTTGACAAGCACTGTACCTTCTTCGTTGGCCGTCTTGTCGAATTCCTCGGAGTACAGATCGCGTGCGTTCGACTCAAGGCTCCACTCGTCATCCTCCATCGAACTTACGTCATCCGGCACCTTGAAGCCCTGTTCGCGGAGTTCGTCAATCGTGCTTTGTTCTCGGTGCTGTACGAAACGCGAATCGCAAAGCCGCAGTCCTGCGGTATCCACGGACACCATGAGCGATTCCGGCGCGACATTCTTGATCTTGATGCACTTCTTTGTTTCCGTGGTCTTGATCTTTACGTCATGCAGCATCGGAGGCGGAGGCATCGGCGGCATCTGCATCGGCGGCTGGCCTTGCTGTTGCGCTTGCATCATCTGTTGTTGATGCTGTTGCATTGCTTCCTGCAACTGTTGTTCGGCTATCGTATCTGGATACTGCGAATGCTCCAGAACCTCGATTCCGTCATCCTGTACAAGCATCTGCAACTGCGCGTCGGTCAAGCCTTGGTAGGATTCTTCCTCTTCCTCGTACTCTTCCTCGGCATAGACCTTGATGTAGGCATTCTTGCTGATCAGCGCATCCTTGAACCAGCAGTACATGACCTCGAAACCGTTGTTCTTCTCCATCACCAGATGGTTGATGTAATCGGTTTCCTGCTGCGCGGCTTGTTCGTCTTCCGGTCCTTTTGGGTCGAACCTGACAACCTGATCGCCGGAAGTGAAAATCTTGATCAACTGCGGGAGCGAGGATTCGACAGTATCCTGAACGTCGTAACTGACTACCTGCGACCGGCCTTCCACCTCGTTGCCGAACGGTTCGCCAAGGTAATACTTGATCGCCTGCGCTCGCTGGTCAGACAGTTCGGAGTCATTGATACCGTAAGCGATGCGTTCCTCGTACTCGATTTTTGCTATGACTTCGCTATCGGTGAGCTTCACGATTACACCTCCTCAGAGGGGAGTTGCGTGGTCGGCGCGGAATCAACATCAGCATCTATCACTTTTGGAGGACGCCCACGGCGCACGGAAGTGGTAGGAGCCTGAAATACGGGAGGCGGCGCAACTTCAACGGGCCGTTTTGCAGCGGCCTCAAGTTCATCGACACGCTTCTGAAGGTCGCGCACGGCGCGGATAACTTGTTGGATTGTCAGCATTTTTGTCTCCTAGACATAGCCCATCTGGGGATATTTGATGGCTCGACTCGACGTTCCCCAAGAGACAGGATAGGCGAAGGAAATGGCAATGGCGTCGGCAGAATCAGGGGATGCTGCACCGCGCCGCCTCATGTCCTCTTTCCGCTCAAGCATAATGGCACCCATCGAGTTCAGCTTGTAGGTAGGCCCGATCAAGTCAGACCTCAGTTCGCGGTCATTTGGGATTGCGGCTGTTTTGAGCCAGTCCCGCATCAATCCCCACATTTCAGCGCGTTTATTGCCGTAAGTAGCGGAATCCGCCTTACTTCCGAAGTTCACACCCCTCACTTTATACTGTTGCTCCAACAATCTGTCAAGGACGCCTGCTCCAAGGCCACCTTCATCCACGATTGTCAGAATCGGCTTGTATTTGTTGATTGCCTCGATCACCTTGCCGACAACATTCATTGTGTCCAGGCCGGAATACTTGCCGATGTCGATGATGTCGCGGCCTTTTCGGACGCAAATCACTGTTTTGTCGCTGCCAAACCGCGCAACGTCAATCCCTACAACAATCGGTGCGGTTGAATCGTTGTACTTCTCGCGCCGCATCGCGTCATCCACGATTCCGGAGTCAATGAACTGGTCATCGCCCTGCGATGGGAACTCGCCATAGACTTCGACCTTGGCCTGACGAGAATCCGCACCGTGTTCCGCAATGATTTGCTCATAGATGTTCTTGTCGGTGCCTTCAACCGTTCGCGCGTCGACCGTGCGCGTTGTCCAGAAGTTGCGCTTTGAGTTGAAACACTCGTAGAAATAACCTTCATTCCGTCGCGGGTTGCTGAAGGCGAACCAGTAGCGGTCAAGGATGTTCTCCGTGAAGAATCCAGCACCCACATCCCAAATCGGACTGACGATACCGGATGCCTCATCGAAGATCAGCATCATTCCATCATGGTTATGGACGCCTGCATAGGAATCGGGATTTTCCTCGCTCCACAGCTTCCCTTCTGCCGCCCAATAGCGCGTACCCTTCTTCAAATCACGTTCGACAAGCGTTGTCACCCAAACCGCCGGCACCAACTTGGTCGCGGACACTTCCCACCAATGGCTGTTGATAATCATGGCCGTCCATTTGGACAGTTCGCCCCATGTCACCGACCGCAACTGCGATTCGCTGTTGGCACTGACAATCACTGAACTGCCGATCCGCGTCGTCAGCATCCAGAGAATCAACCAACTCACCAACGCCGATTTACCGATACCGCGACCGGATGATACAGCCGACCGCATACACTCCATGTCCAACTTGCCGCGATTATCTTGCAGGTGATTCTTGATGTCTCGCAGGATTTCACGTTGCCATTGACGTGGCCCTTTGAACTTGTGCAGCGGCGTGTTTTCCTTGCCCCACGGGAACGCGAACATCACAAACGCCTCCGGATCGTCCGCAATATCCGGCGACCACAACTCAGTCATCAGGCGTTGTTCTTCCTTCGCGCTATAGATCGGCTGTTGTGCCATTAGCCTCCCACAGCATCATCGCTTCATCCTCGGTATCAGCACTAGGCCCGATCTTTCCGCAGACCTGACACCGCACAAACGTCTCCTGCTTACATGCTTTGTGGTTATACCACCAATCCACAAACGCCTTGTCGCTTCCGCACTGGCAAATCAGATCGGTATTCATCATGCCACCATCGCAATCGGTATCACCTTCTTGTTACCGATTCCATGCGCGCAACTCTCGCATGCCGTACCGCGTGCATCCTTGTTTAGATGCGCCGTCCGCAACTTCTGCGCCACAACACTATTCCACGCCTCGATAAACGTCCCATCCGTCAGACTCCCGGCTTTCCACTTGTCATGCACATCGAAGCAGCACAAACTCACCGCGCCGGAAGCCGTCACATGCCCCTCCTTGAAAATCGCCCAGCATGGCAGCGTCTCACGCAAATTTGCCAGTCGCCCAGGGTTCCCATACACCTGCTCACCAAACTCGGTCTGACCACCAAACGAATACTGCGGCAACCAGTAGTGTTCATCGACATCACTGCGGATCAATTCCACCGCCTGCCGCATCCGCTCCCCCTGAAGCCCATCGAAATTTATACTGCTTGCGTAGATTCCGCAGGCGTACCCATTCGCATCGCGCATCTTCCTCACCGCCTTGATGTTCGCCACCAATTTGTCGAACACCTTCTCCTTCACGCCGGCAACCTCTTTCAATTGCGCCCCGTCCGCGTAGTTGTAGCTGAACTTCACACTGTCCAACCCGGCGTCCATCAATTTCTGCATCCTCTCCGCCGTCGCCATCTCGCCATTCGTCGTGATGAACACATACCAAATCCCGGAATCCTTGCAATACCGGATCGCATCAGCCAGCCGCTTGTCAATCAACGGCTCCCCAATGAAAAACAAACCAATTTCCTCCGTCCCTCCCGCCGCCAATTCATCAATCAGCGCCGTAAACATCCCCCATTCCATCTTCGGCGATTCCTGTTGCGTCGAATGCACACAGAACTTGCACGCAAACTGACAAGCATCATTCAAACTCACCTTCACGCTCTTCGGATACGGCACAATCGTCCGTGCCCATTCCTCGCCCATCTCGTTTGTATTGTCGATCCGCTCTGTTATTCCCATGGCTTCATATCTCCATATGTGTCACCGGCAAAGGCGCCGGTAGATAGGTTGTCTGTCCCACATGCTCATCCAACCGCTCACTACTCCCTTCCACCACACGGCCCCTGGCCTCCCGCAACGCATCCACTATGCTTACGGTCATTCCTACCTCAACATCAACCTTGTTCCCGTACTTCTTCCTGTCCCGAAAACCAGCACTCCTCACATAACTCTCGTACCGAAGCTTGGCTAGACTCACCGTCTCACTGTTCGCCCCCCTGACTTCCTGCAACGCCTCCGCCTCCAACTGGTCAGCACCAGCCCTCACCGCCAACTCAACCAACGCCATCCTCTCCGCATCGTCCTCAATCCACGCCTTCAACGCAAACCACGGTACCCCAATGCTCTGCGCGATCCGACTCGGCAATTCCCCAGACCCTACCCTCGACGCCAACTCGAAAAACGCAACCTCGCCCCTCTCAGCGATCCATGCGTCTAATTTAGCAAATGCTAATGCTTTGGACATGACTTATAGTAGCAAAAAAAATTGTTCGTGAGGGGTGGACTAAAACTACCCGCCGAATCCTGATGGGGTACCCCGGTCTGAATTGTAGTTGGCCACTCGCTAACCGGCAACCAACTAACCAGTGGCTACCAGCTAACCACTCGCCTGCATCGTCGCGACTCAG